GGAGCTGATGGCTATTATACTCTCGTCGAGGGTCACTATGAAGTCGTTATGGAAAACGTTATCGAAGTTGGAGAAGGTGAGGCTGGTTGGGTCATTACTCGCTCCACCCTTAACCGTAATGGCGTGTTTCTTACTTCCGGTCTTTATGATAGTGGTTATCATGGTGTTATGGCTGGCGTAATGCATGTCACGTGCGGTCCTATGAAGATCAAGCCGGGAACACGCATTGGGCAGTATCTCTCATTCGATTCAGAGGCTCTATCGAAGTATGACGGATCATATGGCATCGGCAAAGAGCACGACAAGAAGTACGAAGACACAACACAAGAAAAGCGCGGCCGCGGTCGTCCTAAAAAGGAAGTATAATTATGAGTCTTGAAATTAAAGTTCCAGTAGAAAAGCTCCGTGAGCGTAAGCTATTTGTGGCTGCTCCAATGTACGGTGGCCAGTGTGCTGGTATGTTCGCACGATCCGTCGCCGATCTCTCGGCATTGTGTACTCATTATGGTATTCAAGTTAGGTTCTACTTCCTGTTCAACGAGTCTTTGATTACTCGGGCTCGTAACTACTGTGCTGATGAATTTATGCGCAGTGGCGACTCTCATATGATCTTCATCGATTCCGACATTGGCTTTAATGCTAACGATGTCATTGCAATGCTTGCTCTTCAAGATGATGACTCGCCGTTTGATATTCTTGCTGGACCGTATCCTAAGAAGTGTATCTCATGGGAAAAGATTAAGACTGCTGTTGATAAAGGATTCGCAGATGAGAATCCAGGCAATCTAGAGAAGTTCGTAGGCGACTATGTCTTCAATCCAACAGGCGGTGCCACCTCAATTCCATTGAATCAACCTGTTGAAGTTATGGAAGCTGGTACTGGCTTCATGATGATTCGACGCAAGACATTCGAGAAGATGGCTGAGGCCTATCCTCAGCAGTCATACAAGCCCGACCATGTTCGCACAGAACACTTCGATGGTACACGGGAGATTATGGCATACTTTGATACGCCCATTGACCATAAGCGTACAAACATTAACTTCGAACTCAAGAAGTTCTTGGAAGACAAGCCCGAAGCATCCCATGAAGAAATTCTGAACTTTGTTGTTGACCCTAATAACGGTTCGAGGGATTATTCAAAGCGGTATCTGTCTGAAGACTATATGTTCTGCCAGTGGGCACGTAACATTGATCTGAAAGTCTTTCTCTGCCCATGGATGCAACTTCAGCACGTAGGCATGTATGTATTTGGAGGGTCGCTTGCTGACCTTGCTCAGATCGGAGCTGCAGCCACTGCTGATGTCAAGCAGATTCAGAGCCAGAGAAAAGGTAAGTAAGTCTGTCTTGGATTTATGAATTGTTTATTATGAAAGACCAAACAAATGAAGTTTAATGCACGAACCCTACAAATTCTACGTAATTTTTCGACTATCAACCAGTCTATTGTATTCAAGCCTGGTACTCGACTCACGACGCTGTCACCGACTAAATCGGTGATGGCTCGTGCCACCGTTGAGACTGAATTCGAATCATCGTTTGCGATCTTCGACCTACCTAACCTACTTGGTGCGTTGACTCTGTTCGAAGATCCCGAACTATCTGCCAGCTCTCAGGTTCTAGAGATCAGAGAAGGTGGGCGTAGAATGAATTACATGCTAGCTGATCTTTCCTTGGTTGTTGAACCACCATCTAAAGATGTAGACCTTCCCTCTCCGGAAGTTCAGTTTACATTGAAAAGTGATGAGTTCTCTCGTCTAATGAAGGCACTAGCAGTAATTGGGACTCCTCAGTTAGCAGTCACGGGTGACGGAGAAACTATGTACTTCGAAACCCACAACGCAAAGAATCCATCTGAATCTACATACCGAGTAGAAGTAGGCAAGACTGACAAGAAGTTTAAGTTGATCTTTCTTGCAGAAAACATTAAGCTGATGCCTGGTGACTACGAGGTCCAGATCTCCTCTCGGGGACTATCACACTTCAAGGGAGTTGATATTGAATACTGGATCGCTGTAGAACACACTTCGACCTACGAAGGTTAAGTGAGTCGCTGGTAAGTCCTGTGCTTACTAGAGTCTGTAGAACATAGTTCGTAACAGACGTTTTTATTATGATGGAGACTATATTATGCGTGAGGAATTCCTCTGGGTCGAGAAGTATCGTCCTAAGACTATTGCTGACACTATCCTTCCAGCTGAATTGAAGGCTACGTTCCAGCAATTTGTTGATCAAAAGAACATCCCTAATCTCCTCTTGTCTGGCTCTGCCGGTTGTGGTAAGACCACAGTTGCTCGTGCTATGCTCGAGGAGCTTGGATGTGATTACATTATCATTAACGGATCGATGAATGGCAACATCGATACCCTACGAAACGATATTCAACGTTTCGCGTCGTCTGTCTCGTTTACAGGTGGACGGAAGTATGTCATTCTCGATGAGGCTGACTACTTAAATGCCAACTCCACACAGCCAGCCCTTCGTAACTTTATGGAAGAGTTTTCGAAGAACTGTGGTTTTATTCTGACCTGTAACTTCAAGAACCGTATCATCGAGCCCCTCCATTCTCGTTGTTCGGTTATTGACTTTAAGATCTCGAAGAAGGACCTTCCCGATCTAGCAGCTCAGATGATGAAGCGTCTCATCACTATCCTTAACGAACAGGGTATTGACTACGACAAGGCTGTAGTAGCAGAGCTGCTCAAGAAGCACTACCCCGATTGGCGTCGTGTTATCAACGAGCTTCAACGCTACTCTGCTACTGGTAAGATTGACTCTGGTCTTCTTGCCAACATCCAAGAAGCATCTATCAAGGGGCTCGTCAAGAACCTCAAGGATAAAGGCTTTACCGATGCTCGTAAATGGGTTGCAGAGAATACTGATGGAGACTCTGTTGCCATCTTCCGCACATTGTACGATACTGCCAGCGAATACCTCACCAAGGCTTCTGTTCCGCAGCTTGTTCTGATCCTGGCTAAATATCAGTATCAGGCAGCATTCGTGGCTGACCATGAAGTTAATCTCATGGCCTGTCTGACAGAAATTATGATGGACTGCGAATTCCAGTGAGTTGGTGGAAGCGCAAGAAGTGTGCATCATGCCGAGATATACTGAAGCCGAAGAAGGGTATCCACGAACTGAGACTTAACACTGCCGATGGAGTCGTTGAACTCGAGGTATGTGGTGAGTGTGCCCGGTTCTGGGATACCTCGGCTGACGTATTGGGTAAGGGCAGGAAGAAAGACGATAGTGATGAGCAACCCATTTGAATACCTAAACGCAATTAATTCCACCAAGAAAGATCTAATGACTGGCTCGGAAAACGATGAGCTAGCCGAGAAGAACTACGTTCCATACATTACTAATAAGACTCTTTCTTACTTTCCTGACACTATTATGTACGCCAGCGCGATGAATCTACATCACGACCTGGATAACAAGCTTCAATTCCATTATCTAATAAATAGTATTCGCCCAAGGAAACGTTTTACAAAGTGGGTGAAGAAACAGGAAGATAATGATCTTGATGCAATTGCAGAGTACTATGGCTATAACCGTCAAAAGTCTGAGCAGGCATTGACATTACTTTCCCCCGAACAATTAGAACAAATAAAAAATAAATTGCAAAAGGGCGGAAGCACATGAATATTATAGATTCGCTATTAGAGATTAAGTTAGGTGAAGAAGATGATTTCCTAAAGGTGCGTGAGACACTTACACGTATAGGCGTCGCATCTCGTAAGGATAAAACATTATATCAGTCCTGTCACATTCTACATAAGCAAGGTAAGTTCTACCTTGTACACTTCAAAGAAATGTTTGCCTTAGATGGTAAGCCAACCAACTTCACAGACGAAGACAAGGGTCGTAGAAATACGATTGCTAAGCTGTTAGAAGACTGGGGATTGATTAGGATCGTGGATGCAGATCAAGCAGCAGATCCTATCACACAACTCAACCAGATCAAGATTCTCCCACACAAGGAGAAAAACGAATGGACCTTGGTCCAGAAGTATACCATTGGGCGTAAAAAATGAAAAAGTTTAGAACATTTTTCTAGAAGACTAATACAATAAAGTAATTGTGGAGGGTTCGTTATGAAAACAATTATGCTACTGGGCTCGGGTGAGCTAGGTAAAGAATTTGTTATTGCCGCAAAGCGTATGGGTCATTATGTGATCGCCTGTGACTCTTATCAAAATGCACCAGCAATGCAGGTAGCAGATGGCTATGAGGTGTTTGATATGCTCGATGGTCGTAAGCTCGAAACCATGATCAACATTTACTGCCCAGATATTATTGTTCCTGAAATCGAAGCAATTGCCACTGAGGTTCTCTATAAGGTAGAAGCAGCTGGTATACAGGTTGTTCCATCAGCACGAGCTGTTAATCTTACAATGAATCGCGATGCTATTCGTGACCGGGCTCATGAGCTTGGTCTTAAGGTAGCTGCGTTTGCTTATGCTGAGTCTGAGCAAGGATTAGTTGATGCGTATAATAAAATAGCATCTAAGAAAGCCGTAATCAAGCCTGTTATGTCCTCATCAGGCAAAGGTCAATCTGTAGTAGATTGCGATACTGACGTTGATATCGAACTTCAGGTACGTTCTGCATGGCATTATGCGTGTGATAATATGCGTGGCGATCGTGCAAGAGTCATTATCGAAGAGTTTATTGATTTTGATTACGAGATCACTCTTCTGACAGTTAAACAGAAAGAGGGGCCAACTCTCTTCTGTCATCCTATCGGACATGTCCAAAACAACGGCGACTATCAGTACTCCTGGCAACCTGAACCATTTAAGAATATCGCGACGTATGGTGTAGCGCAGGCTATGGCTAAGACGATTACAGATGACTTGGGGGGAGCTGGTCTATTTGGCGTTGAGTTCTTTGTCAAGGGGGATGTGGTCTACTTCTCGGAACTATCGCCGCGACCACACGATACTGGTATGGTGACTATGATCAGCCAGAACATCTCAGAGTTTGATCTGCATTTGCGGGCGATTCTTGGTTTACCTATTCCTAAGATTAAGATTGCAAATGGCTTCGGGGCTTCAGCTGTTATTCTTGCTGAAAATGATACCCATACAAGACCACGTTATGAAGGCATTGAAAATGCTCTAAAGATACCTGGTGTCGAAGTACGCATCTTTGGTAAACCGTTCTGTCGTAAAAATCGACGTATGGGTGTAGTACTGGCTCACAGTATAGAAGAAGCACGAGAAGCCGCCGCCTATATTAAAGTAAAATAACTGTTGACCTTTTTCTGAAAATGTCCGATAAGGATATATCAAGAGAAGGAAATCGTTATGTCAAAGACTGCTACTTTTAATCAGGTGATTGATTCTAAATCGCTAAAGGTGTCTATTCCTGTCACTCGTTTAGAAAAATTGATTGACCGTGTTGACTTTCTTCTAGAAAATGGTAATAGTGCAAAGGCACTTCAGATTCTGAAGCCGTTTCTCGTTGATGTAAAACAAATCAAAAAGATGAAGAAAGGAAGTACTCCTATGACAAATACCAAGGGTGCTAAGAAAGAAGCTGCTCTGGCTTTGATTGCAAAACTGCAAGGATATGGTGTAGAGCGTTCTAAGATTATAGCTCAACTTCAACACGACCTTCAAATGTCATATGCGAATGCTCGTCACTATGTGGTTAATGTCGCAAAGATTTGATAATATCGAACTAAATACCGTTGACCTTTAATGAGATTCAACGTATAAAGTTTATATGACTTATTATTATGGGAGCAAACAGATGATCGATGTAGAAATGCACAAGTTTCCGACTTTGAAGGATGGACGGGTCGCAGTCGAAGAAAAGTACTGTGAGCTGATTAACGTGTATCGTAGCGGTGAGGATATGGATCCAGAAACGATGGATTGGATGGATTCGGCCAACACGTGGTTAATGACTTCGGAGAGCAAATTATGACAGCATCGAACGAGCAGACTATGGCTACTGTCACAGTAGGTCATGGGAGCACACTATCAGTAACAACAGGTACGATTGATGCAAGCACGCCTGCTACTACTACCACACCTAAGCAGGTCAAGGGTGGAGTGTTTGCATCGACAGACTATGAGATTATTAAAAAAGCGTTAAATCATTATTCGCGTCTTGATATCTCAGATGCAGAGCTAAAGCAGATTGCTAATTTGATGCATCGACTAAATAACCGCACTTAACTATTACGGTCCCGTAGCTCAGCTGGATAGAGCACGTGCCTTCTAAGCATGTGGTCGCAGGTTCGAATCCTGCCGGGATCACCATTTTAAAGGATATACTATGAACAACACTGTATGTGCAGCTAATGATTTTAATGATGAGAAGTACCTTATTAAGGTTGTTCCATCTGTAGTTTTTAAGACTCGTGTACGCGATGAATCGATTGAAGGTCCTAACCCATATCGTTGGGAAGACGTGACCTCATTCGACCTCTTTGCTAACAAGCGCGTGGTCCTCTTTTCTCTGCCTGGCGCATTTACGCCTACATGCTCGACTTACCAGCTTCCTGGTTTTGAAGAGAACTTTGCAGAGTTCAAGGCTCTTGGCATCAAGGACATCTATTGCGTCTCGGTCAACGATGCATTCGTTATGAATGCCTGGGCTAAGCAGCAGAAGATCAAGAAGGTCAAGGTTATTCCCGATGGTTCGTGTGCGTTCACTAACGAAATGGGTATGGCTGTTGGTAAGGACAATCTCGGCTTTGGTGTCCGTTCGTGGCGCTATGCTTGTGTCGTGAACAACGGTAAGATCGAAAAGTGGTTCATCGAGCCTGGTAAGTGCTGGAATGCAGAGAATGATCCATATGGGGAAACTGCTCCGGAAAACATTCTGGCTTGGCTTAAGAACAATTCATAAGGTTAACACTCCTGTAGCTCAATGGTAGAGCCGACCGCTCATAACGGTTTGGTTGGGGGTTCGAGTCCCTCCGGGAGTACCAATTTTAGAGGTTACTGTGGATAAAGATAAACTTAAGGTAGAGTCCAAAAAATGGAGTAAGCGTCTCGCTTTCCTGGCTGTGTTCGGTATTACGGGTGCAGCAGCAGTACTTGCTGTTAACGTATATCGCTCAATAAGGGGTCTCGATGATATTGATTGGGATAACCTTGAGCTATAGAGTGAATATTGGCTCTTGTAAGTCGCTTAAGTATAAATAGAGCTGTTATCTGACTCCGCATTATACATTAACTCTAAGATGTAGGAGCATTGCTTTGGTTTTCGGTGAAGAAAACTACAAAGGAATTGATTAATATAGTTGCCTTTTAAAATATTATGTACTATATTAACAATAGACTTACAGTTAGTCTATAAACACTGTATTTTCAACAATTGGAGAATAAAGTATGAAGACTCTCATTATTGCTGCTACTGCAGCTCTCGCTATGGTCGCAACTCCTGCAATGGCTGGTGATTTCACCGGTGTGCGTGCAGAAGTGACAGCAGGTCTTGATGATGTACAAGGTGGCGTTGATACAACCGATGTCACTTATGGTGCAAGCGTTGGACTTGATGCGGAGCTCTACAAAGGCGTTATCGTCGGCGTAGAAGCAACGGCTGATAATGTTCTAGACCGTCGTAACGTAGCTGCTGCTGCACGCGTTGGCCTAGTGATTAAAGACGTCCTCGTTTTTGGTAAGGTTGGTTATGCCAACTGGAAGCAAACAACGACCCGTGAACTCGAAGGCCTCCGTCTAGGCGGTGGTCTGGAAGCAAAGCTCGCCGGACCAGTATATGGTAAGGTGGAGTATCGTTACACCGACTTCAACCAAGGGGTCGGACAACACGGAGCACTAGTAGGTCTCGGCCTCCGCTTCTAATACTATAGACGTTTGTTCTCAAGGGTCCCCGAGGTTTCAGCTTCGGGGACTTTTTTTATTTTATGTGTTGACCTTTTTATCAAAATAACCTATAACAAGATATAGAGTGAAGAAAAGGACAGACAAATGATTACCCTTTCAGAAATCAACACCCTGACCAACTCCAAAGATGGTAGCATCTTCTCGGATTTGTATAAGGACGTGTACGGTAGTCGTCCAGGTGGCGATTATCGGTTTGAGTCAATCGATGCATTCGATGCTGACTTCGAGTATCTCTCGTTGAAACTCGATAAGCAGATCGTGTATGAAAAGGAACTTCAGGAGAAGGCATTCCTGAAGTTTACTGCTCGTGTTGCAGCAACGATGTATCTTGTCGCAGGTTCCACTCGTGAACGTGCTATCGAGATTATCGCTGAAGCAGAAGGCATCAGTGCAAAGGAGTTCGATTTCTACGGCCTCGAGATTCTTGAGAACGAACTCAACCTCAAGTATGGTTCAATTGCTAAATGGCTTTCGGAGGAAGTATAATGACTGTTTTTCCTACATTGTATAAGCGCACTTCGGCTGGTAAGGTCCAGATCTGGTTTGCAGAGGTTGATGGTGATAGCTATCGCACGACCTCTGGTCAGCAGGATGGCAAGAAGACCACGACCGAGTGGACTATTGCTAAGCCTAAGAACGAAGGTCGTGCTAATGCTACGACCGCTGAGCAGCAGGCTACGCTTGAGGTAGAAGCAGAGTATGAGAAGAAGCTCGCTCGTGACTATCATATGTCCTTAGACCGCATTGACGAAGCTATGCGCTTCAAGCCTATGCTGGCTTCGAAGTGGGCTGATCGTAAGGACAAGGTCTCTGGTCAGGTCCATATGCAGCCTAAGCTCGATGGTATGCGTTGTATTGCTAAGGCTGATGGTCTGTGGTCACGTGAAGGCAAGCCGATCTACGGGGCTCCTCATATCTTTGAGCTGCTCAAGCCTATCTTCGACAAGTATCCAGATACGATCATCGATGGTGAGCTGTACAACCATGATCTGAAGGACGACTTCAACCAGATCGTGTCTGCTGCAAAGAAGCAGAAGCCTTCCGAAGAAGACCTTGCTGTCTCACGGGAGAAGCTGCAGTATTGGGTATATGATCTGCCGTCTCACAATGATACGTTTGCAGAACGTACTCGGGTCTTGCAGAACATGATCGATGTGGATCTAGACACAAAAGCTAGCATCGTCATTACACCAACTATCGATACCTTTGCGGAAGATGTTGATAAGATCGCTGCAGAGTACATTGAAGCTGGTTACGAGGGTGCTATGGTTCGTCTCCCTGGTAAATATGAGAACAAACGTTCAAACACACTAATCAAGTGGAAAGAGATGCAGGATGAAGAGTTTACTATCGTGGATATCCAAGAAGGCGATGGCAATCGATCCGGCATGGCGGCTCGCGTTGTTGTGTCTCTACCTGATGGCCGTCATTTCAGCGCAGGCCTTATTGGTAATGTATCCTACTGCAAGCAACTCCTTGATGAACGAGATCAGCACATTGGCAAGCTGGGAACTGTAGTTTTTCAAAACTACACTCCGGATGGCGTTCCTCGGTTCCCTAAGTTCAAAGGTGTTCGTGACTACGAATAATCAATCAACCTAATCTAAATTTAGAATAGCGGGGTTCCTATGGATTCCCGCTATTCCCTTGTTCATTAGGGGTCTTGACATCGTAAGTAATATAAATACCACATGACTTATGATGTAATATTTAAACTTATTGGCGATGTCGGCTTCCCCATCGTAGCAGCATTGCTCGGTGGTGTTTTTGTATATTTTGTTATCAACTACATTCTTGAAAGTGTCGTAAAGGCAATCAAAGGAATGCAGGGTATTATTATGGGGTTAGATAACCGAGTGAAGACCATGAACCATGATATTATTCGCGTTGATGCAGTTGTTAGTTCCGCTTTAGGCCTGAAACCAGATCTAGATAGAATCGCACGAGCTGACGGGAAGAACGACGCTCGGAGGGACTAATGGATCCACAACTCGTTGCGGAGCTCGTAAAGCAATATGGATTCCCTATCGTCGCTGCTGTTGGCATGGGTTATTTTGTATGGTTCATCTATAAGTTTGTTACAGATAAGTTAATGCCAATTATTGGCGAAACCAATGTCATTTTAATCGCATTGATTGACCGTATTCGTATGTTAGATAATGATTTGATTAGATTGAACCAGAAAGTGAATGTTGTGTTGCAGATCAAGGAGGATCACAGTGAATATAAACCTAAAGATTGAGATCCTCAAAGTTTTACTGATTGAGTTTAATATGTCATCTGATAATGAGTTTAAATTCAAAAAGGGAAAGCCCAATGAGAAAGAGTCTGCTACTACTACCAGTACTGCTGATAAGCAGCCAAGTAAAGGCTGATCCACTCGTACAACAATTCAAGAGCCCATCCTTCAATGGTTATGGGTGGTCCCAGCATGTCCAGGCTATAGATGCTCAGGAAAGATCCCGTGAGCAAGCTATCAAAGACGCAGAGGCTGCAAAGGCTGCTCTAGCACGAGCTGAAGCATCAAACACTCCTCTTGCTAAGTTTATGGCATTGTTTACGAGCCAGGTGTATGCTCAACTTGCTACACAATTATCGAACAATCTATTTGCAGAGGGTTCTGCGAATCAGGGTATGTTCAACCTCGACGGAAACACAATTAGCTATGTTAAAACTGGTACGGCGGTCACACTGACTGTTGTAGATGCAAACGGTAATACTACCGTAGTGACTGTTCCAATAGCCACATTTGCATTCTAGGAAAAGACATGAATAAGCTATTAATACTACCTTTACTGCTTCTAACAACTGCGTGTGTAGGTGGAGCAAATCCACATCTCAACCAATCATATCTCCTGCGTGAGAACGCAGAGGTGGAGAATTTCGCTAATCCTAAACTCTTCCGCGACCTGCCGGAGTTGAATGGTCAAGTTATTCCTATTGCCATCTATTCGTTTACAGATAGAACAGGACAACGTAAGCCTTCTGCTACTCAAGCTAGCTTCTCTACTGCAGTGACTCAGGGTGCTGATGCTTATGTAATCAAGACTTTACACGAGGTCGGCAACGGTAAGTGGTTCAAACCTGTAGAGCGTGTAGGCATCGACTCTCTTATCAAAGAACGTCAACTAGTTCGTCAGATGAGAGAACAACAACTTGGTGAAGGTGCAGAACCGCTACCACCATTAATGGTTGCTGGTATCATCTTAGAAGGCGGTATCATCGACTATAACTCGAATACAAAGACTGGTGGTAATGGTGCACGATTCCTTGGAATCGGACCATTCCAACAATATGCTGAAGATCAGGTGACAATTAGTATGCGACTTATTTCAGTGCAAACTGGTGAAGTTCTAACTTCCGTTACAGTAGAAAAGAATATACTTTCTACTTCCGAAGGAGTTACTGCATTTAAGTTTTTTGATATGGCAACCAAAGCTTTTGAACTTGACGCCCAACAAACGTCAAATGAAGCTGGTAGTTATGCAATCCGTTCTGCCATAGAAACGGCCGTTGTTGAGTTGATCAAAGATGGTGAAAGAAAAAATCTATGGACATTCAAACAAAAGGAAACTACCAATGAAACTGAGTAAGTTTTTACTAGTTGGTGCTGCTCTTTGTTATGGAACATCTGCGATTGCACAAACCGTACTCCCAACGGCTCCAACTCCACCTGCCATTGTGACAACGTCACCAAACGAAGTCACTGCTTCTGCAGTGGCAACCACAAACATTGTGTACATCGATCAGTCGGGTAACAATGTAGATGCTAATATTGTCCAAACCGGAACAGCCAACAGAATCGGATCGTCAGAAGATCCAATCTACTTAAGCGGTGACAATCAAACATTCACAGCTATACAGACCGGTAACGGAAACGAACTCTACATGGGTCTCGTATCAACAACTGGTGGAACAGGAGTTGCTATTGCAACAGTTCGTCAAATCGGCGATCTGAATACTGCAGACATTCGCTGTGGTGTATTGCAGGGTGAAGCCAATTGTAATCAACTTGATTTCAATGCTCGCTTTACAGGCAATTCGAATGACCTTGTGTTCAAAGGCTCGGGTGCGAACATTCGTACATCGATGGATATCTCCGGCGATAACAACACCTTTAACATGGATATCTTATCACCAAATGCAAGCCAGACACTGCTTGTAACTGGCGATTACAATGACTTTGACATTACACAAACTGGACTCGGTGGATCCTTCGGGCATTCACTATCTGTCAATCTGACAGGTTCAGTTAATACCATTACAACCCAACAATACGGAACATCGGAAACCGTAATTAATATTAATGCAGTGGGTTCAAATGGCACATATAATATCAAAACTGGCCATTAATCTTTTACTTCTGGTATCGGTCCCCGCCTTCGCAGGTGTGGGATCGATATCAGAGTTTAAAGGTGGCGGAACCGTAAAGCGTGGGGCTAAAGCAACCCCTGCGTCTAAAGGCTCTAATATTGAAAAGAACGATACAGTCTCTACGAACTCACAAGGTAGATTCAAGATCACCTTTGTAGATGCAACGACTGTCAACATCACACAAAATTCGAGGTTAGTTATCGATGATTTCGTCTATGATGGAAACAATAAAAGCAAAGGCAAACTGGGTCTTAAGTTGGCTTTGGGAACTGCGAGATATACTTCTGGTGGCATTGCTCATGGCAACGCTCGCGGTGTTGGTATACGGACACCCACCGCAACGATTGCCGTAAGAGGCACAGACTTTGTCATGTCAGTCGATGAGGCTGGCAGATCGACAGTTGTTCTCGTTCCAGAATGTTATAATGATAAAGATATCACAAAGATCAACTTCGAGTGCCCATCTGGGGCTATCGATGTTATGACAGCTGCTGGTGTAGTCACTCTTAACAAGCCCTTTCAGGCAACACTTGTTGAGAATGCATACGCACCACCTGCCCCTCCAGTTACAATTAGTCCTTCTCTAAAGGGTATGGACAACAACATTCAAATTGCACCTCTCGAAACAGATGATGGTCAGTCTTTGATCAATGCAGCAAGAGAGGCATTGAAGAAGTTTGTGAACCCTGCAAAGGCAGCATCTGATGATAACAAGGATCCGAACACTGGGAGTGATGACTCAGAAGAAGCAGCCGTTGCATCTATTCGCCTGCCTACACAAGAAGAGCTTCAAGAGATCTATGCTGAATATAATGAAGGCAACAAACCAAAAGAAACAATCTATACCAACGTATCTCCTACATTTAAAAAGCTAGTGCAAGTAGGTTGGGTGTACTCGAGAATCTCCGAAGACAAGAATCAATCCGTGATTATATGGCTACCAAAAGATACAGAAGCCCAGATTGTGTCTTCACAAAACGGTATCGTAGATGCATATAACTTTATGGATGATAAATGGACTACGACAGGAACTGGTAGACCGCAGGGCAATATTACTATCATACAAGAATCGGGTGTCAGATGAAGAAACTAATTGCTCTGTTTCTGTTGTTCTTCGCAGTGCCCGCATTCGCGCAAGCAACAAACCTGGGATTCGAAGATGGTAACTATACAGGGTGGACTGTTAGTAACGGATCCACTACTCTAAAATCAAACTGGAGTTCTGATGGTTCGGGTGTTCAGGTAACAACTGGTATGACTAACTATTGTCCGGGCGGCGGTAAGTGCTGGACTATTACACCATATGGTTCATACATGGTGGCACTACAGGCTGGTGGTGGCTCACCTGGATTTGATAGTGCAATGACAACTCTTGGGCTACAAGGGTCTACGATTACATCAATCAAGAATACCATTTACTCTAATGGTAACATGTATCCGACAAACGCAACGTCTATTAGTAGAACAGTATTTCTTCAAGCGGGTGTAACATACACTTATGCTTGGCAGTATCTATCGACTGACTATGTTCCATACAATGATGGATCGATGATTACTATAACTGGTGGGAACGGCACACCGACAATTAACGGTCAAACCCAGAACTTTGCGCTTCTAGGATTCACCAATCCAGGGACTGGTAACTACTCGACTAACTCATATGGTGCTACTGGGTGGCAGGTTGCAGTCTTTACTGTTCCCGCTGATGGCAACTATCTACTAGGCTTTGCATCGTTCAATCTAGGTGATACAGCATTGTCACCAATTCTGTTCATTGATCAGCTACAAGGTTCGACCTCACTCAACGGAACGGCCTTTACCCCAGTCCAGCCAAATGCTGGATCCACAGCGCCGCCTCCACCAGCTCCTGCTCCAACATATCCTGCAGTGACTGTGTCAGCAAACCAAACTGCAAAGACAAACCAGACTAATAGTATTGCAAGCAACTCCATTTACATCCAAAGCCTTGGTAACTTCAATACAGTTAACATCGAACAGTTCTCGAAGTTCAATGCTGTGCGAGGTATCAATGGTGCTCAGGCAATGCTTATCAATGGCAATACGAACACTGTGACTATCAATCAAGGAACGGCGACTACAGCGATTGGTAACAACCTTGCTGAGGTGTCAGTTACAGGCAGCAATAACAACGTATCTCTCACACAACAGCATAACGCCAAGTACACAGAAGTAGTCCTAAATGGTCTTGGTAATCAACTCACTGCTGTGCAAAATGACATTGGAAAGAAGACAGCCTTCTTCAACATCCTGGGCAATAATAACATCGTTAATACACTACAACAAGGAACAGGCAATCACTTTCTAGACATCAGCGCTCCATATGGCACAGCCAATATAGATGTTACTCAGTCTGGTGCTGCGCAGAAGCTATTTCAACTTATCATAAATAACCCTGGAGTCGGTGTGACAGTGACACAGAACAGTGCTAGTGTTATCGACTCTGCAGTACTATCGATAACATGCACGACTGGACCTTGTAATGGATACTCTTACACAAAAAATTAAATTGATTTTATTGAGTCCGTGGCTGGCTCTATTAACATTTGCCTTACTACTTGGTGTGAAGCTCCAAGATCCGTATCTTGTCGAATCTGCTAGACTTAAATTCTATGACTATCTAATGATTGCCGAGCCAGCGCAATCTGAACAGATTGTAGTTGTTAATATTGGGGAGAAAGCAATTGAAAAATATGGACAGTGGCCTTTCCCTCGTGAAGTCCACGCTAAAATTATTAGCGATCTTTATGGCAGAGGGGCTGGTCTTGTTGGTAGCACTGTACTTATGCCTGAGCGTGATCGGTTGGGGACTGATCGAGATCTTGCGGATTCGCTAAAGCAATATCCTGTCGTTCTGAGTCAGACTGTAACCGCTGATTGTAAGAATTCGGGTACGCAAGAGATTCGTCGGACCGGAGTTGCCGTGATCGGTGACGGACAAGCGACTGAATTTCTTCCTCAATATCCATGCGTTCTAAGTAATATTGCACCTCTTCAAGCATCAGCCGCCGGTGTAGGGATAACGTCGACTCTGCCCGAGTCTGATGGGGTTGTAAGGCGAGTTCCTCTTCTATCTCAATCATCAGGCGAATACTATCCTGCATTTGCGATAGAGATGCTGCGTGTAGCTGCAGGAGACTCTTCATATCAAGCCAAGATAAATCAGACTGGGGTTGAAGCATTACGAATTCCTTCTTTTGAAACAATTAAAACAGATGAATATAGTCGGGTGTTCATCAACCCCAATTACGTATTTCCATCTGTTGAAGTAGGTGGTGATATTCCTCGTCTTGACGGGAAAATTGTGATTGTTGGCGTAACTGCTGCTGGTATTGCGAACCCTGTAGCGACTCCACAAGGTGAGCAACATCCCCACGTCCTTCAGGCGAGTATTCTTGAAACTCTTCTGAATGGGGAGTCAGTTTCGATTCCGAATTGGGCGAGTCTAGCGGACCTGGGTATCCTTCTCGTGTTATCATTGTCCCTGATCGTACTTTCTAAATTGAGATTCTCAATAATATTTATTGCTGTTCTATTGGGTGGCTATCTGTATTTACCAGTGTATCTATTTGCACAGAATAGCATACTCTTAGACGTATCATTTAATATCTTTGCAGTTGCTCTTATCTATATTCACATCTTTACTGCTAAGTTTATCTCGGAATACTTGCAGAAGCAACAGATTAAGAAGCAATTCGGCACATACCTATCACCAGCAATGGTAGAAAAGCTGCAGAAGAATCCTGAGCTGCTAGCGCTGGGTGGTGAGTCAAGAGAGCTGTCGATTATGTTTACAGACGTTCGTGGCTTCACAACAATCTCTGAGCACTACGGAGAAGACGTTCAAGGTCTGACAAAGATCATGAACCGTTATATGACTGCGATGACAAAGCGCATCATTGATAACGAAGGCACACTGGATAAGTATATTGGTGATGCTCAGATGGCATTCTGGAACGCTCCATTAGATGATCCAGACCACGCCAAGAATGCTGTTCGCACAGCACTAGACATGTTAAAAGATCTGGAGATGTTTAATGAAGAAGTTGAAAGAGAAGGCATTCCCGCTTTCGGTATGGGTCTTGGTATTAACACTGCCACTGTGGTTGTCGGTAATATGGGCTCTGACCAGCGCTTTGATTATACTTGCCTGGGTGACGGGGTTAATTTGGCTGCTCGTCTCGAGGGTCAATCCAAGCCTTATGGGGTCAAACTCGTCGTCGGGCCTCAAACCGCGGACATGGTTCGGGATGTATACCAAGTAATCGAGCTTGACCTCATTGCTGTTAAAGGTAAGACCGAGCCTGCAAGAATCTATACGATTGTCGAACAGATGGATCCGGCTGCTGAAAAAGCTCATAACAGATTCCTGAATTACTACAGAAGTGGTGAATGGGGCAGAGCTCTGGCTATGGCTTATGAGATGGGACCTCTCTGGAAGGGTGAGCTCAAAGCATACTATGAGATGATGCTGGATCGTATGGACGGTAAGACCGCTCCAAAGAATTTTGATGGAGTATACAGAGCGACTTCCAAATGAGCTGTTGACCTTTTCGTGAAAATAACGGATAAGGATATATCAAGAGCGAAAAGGAATATAGCATGATTAAGGTTTACCAGATCCAACTCACCAACGAAGAAGTCGATATTGTCAACTCGGATGGTGATTACACTCCTCGTATCAAGGCTTACTTCGATCGCTCGTTCGAATCGACTTTCAAAGCTGAAAACTTCCAGTACTACACTCACGTTGCTAACGTAGATGTAGATGGGTTCGAGCAGGCTTTTGAAGCTATGAACCTCTGGGAAGAGAGTTCGTTGTTCGATCGCGTTGAGCGTGTCGTTCCTTGCTCGTCGATGTCGGTTGGTGACATCGTTGCAGATCACGATGGTAAGCTGTACCGTTGCGCTTCCTTTGGCTTCACACAGCTTGAAAATTATCAGTTGAGCTAAAAATAACTGTTGACCTTTTTGTGAAAAAGACCTATAAGGGTATATAGAGTGAAGAAAAAGGAATTGAATATGACTACTAATGAATTGATTGCAAAGCTCTACGACAACCTCACTCAACTGACCCCTGAGGGCGAAAGCCGGGGATCGTATATTGCGGGCTATCTGAAGTATGCGCTCGAGAACATCGCAGAGCATGGCGTAGACTCGCTTCAGTCGCATGTCGAATATACGAGTAAGCGTCTTGCCGGTGGACGGTAAGGTTCTTTAATGCCGGTCTTTCATATCATCGAATCGCAGTATCCTAAGGTGGCAGTCCGCACGACTCGTAACCGTAGGTCTGCGGAGATGCTACTCTCTTACTTCGGCGAAGGCTTTGAGATCACAGAAGATGTTTGTGGTGAGATCAGAGAAAAAACTGTTGACATTTTAGCCGAACTCAGGGATACTGTATATACAGACTTAAGGAGCTCTTATGATTGTTAATGTATTCGGTGCAGGCAAACAGCGTCAGAAAGACCTTGAAGAGGCAGCTCGGTTCTTCGCATGTGCGTTGATGGATCCTCGTATGGTTCGTAACCTTGAGCTCGATATCGAAGTTGAACGAGGTCTCGATATCATGGGCGAGTGCATCAACGAAGATGACATGAAGAACTCTCGTTACTTTACGATCCGATTGGAACGTAACCACACAGACGATATTATCAAGACATTGGCCCATGAAATGGTTCATGTCAAGCAATATGCAAAGAATGAGCTCGGAAAGCAGCTTCGTGTTTCGCGCGGTGGTGGGTTGAAGATCACCACTGAGTGGCAAGGCAAGGTCTGGAATCCGAAGCGGAAAGAAGATGCGTACTTCGACGCTCCGTGGGAGATAGAAGCGTATGGCCGTGAAGTCGGTCTTTATGCAAAATGGATTCAATATAAGAAAGGTGTAAAATGAGTTTTTGGTTAATCGTATATCTGTTCACCGCTGATGGTGAGTACTTTGCAAAAGATGTCTATGAGGCTAGCAGTGCGGAGCAGTGTGTAGAGTTTGCTGGACAAGTGACAAAGACTATCGTCAATACCAGTCTGCAGGCACAGTTTCATTGTGTAAGTGACGACCACTATATGGGTCGCAAGCAGGATGAAGGCATCGAGTATGACTAAACATATTAAAGGGCGTATCAAGTGAGCCTAAAGGAGTTAACCAGTGACCTTCATGAACTTGCAGAGCAGCGTCCGTTTGCCAAAATGCTCGCATCCGGAGCCCTTACGCCCGAGCAGTATACAAATTACCTATTCAACCAATACTACATTTACCACACCCTCGAGCTCTACCTCTCCGTGCCCGACATCCAGGACATTAAACGAGCTGATAAGATCAAAGAAGATCTAGAGTGGTATGAGATTGTTCACAACTCCCCTCAGTGCCAGCTAACATATTCTACAAATGAGTATATTGGCTATATTCACAGTATAGGGGATGATAAAGAGAAAATTCTCGCGCACGTATACGTCCGGCACTTTGGAGATATGTTTGGTGGATCAATGATTGCCAAGAATATCGATGGTCCAAATAACTACTATAAGTTCGAGAATAGGGGTGAGCTAATCAAAAAGGTTCGTTCACTATTACATGATGGAATGGCAGACGAAGCAAGACGTTGCTTTATGTTTGCTATTCGACTGTTTAAGGATCTTGAAGATGGATATGATATCCAGGGTTGATCAATTCAACCAAAAGTTAATTTCGATGATAGCTACTACGGGGACGCCGTCGGCTCAGGATAAAAGCTGGCCGTGGCTGAACCTCGTATACGAGTCACCATCGTATCGTAGAGCCCATATTGACACGATGGACTATAGAGACACGCATGGTCTCTATATGACTCATATCTGCATCTTCCCCAATCTAGACAACGGCGCACCGATCTTCGGCGTCGATTTAATTGCTGGGAAGAAGAAGGTCACGGGAGCATTCCACGACTTCTCGTGCTCGGAAGATCTAGAGCACACCCATCCCATGCAGCTCGAGTTCAAGCAAAACGTTAAGGATCTCCAGTGGAAGCGGACCAGAGAGCTACCTGAGTGGGCTCAGAACATCTTCTCACCCTCTATGATTGCTGCCTCTAATATTAATACGGAGGATGAATTCGAACAGTTTGCTGCTGCCGTATTAGCTAACCTAGAATACTATCTCGAGCACGTAGGAGCTTATAAGGCCGTCACCGTGGCCGAGAAGGAAGAAACCAGAGCTCGGCAAAACTGGTATTGTCAGAACCAGAAGCAGAACCCTCACACGCCTAGAGTGCTTATGAGTCTCGGAATCAGCGAGGACATGACAGCAGACTTTATTGATAACTGCCTGTTTCCAGAAGTTTAATTTTCACTTAAACTAGTTGACCTTTTTATGAAAAAAGGGGATAAGGGTATATCAAGAGTGAAAAGGAAGATTTAAAATGGCTTATCCTAAAAATGTTCAGGTTGGTGATCGGGTTCGTTGGGAGTCTGCAGAAGGCACTAAGCGTGGCGAAGTGATGCAGATCTTTAGCGCCATGGATTCGTATGGCGATGACATCGAGTTCTACCACATCGCATACAGCGATGGTTTCAACGGAACGTTGATGGCCATGATCTCGGAAGATCGTCTCCACGAGATCGAATTCAAGGTCATCTTCCGTGACTGGGAACTTCAGGCTGCTCAGAACGATTATGAGCGTATGGTGGAAGCATGAAATCTAATTGCCCCGTCATATCATACTTCGGTATAGGCACGGTCGAGCGTGCAATTGCTGATCACTTCAATGTCTACGGTCTCACCGAACAAGCTCGGGACGAGTTGATAGTGATATCGACTACTAAACAAGATGACTTCTTTGAGATGGTCAGTAATTATGTTATGCGTACAGAGAAATTATCCTAGTTGACTTTATTGTTCGGCTAGGCTATAACTAGAATATGGACAGGGTCTCGAGTGACTTTTCGTAAATTGCTAGTGATTGCAGGGTGAGTTGACCCTGTCCATATTCATTTTGGAGATTGTTATGTATCAACGTGGTGGTAAAGCTTCGAAGCCTATGGGCGATGATCGCATTAATTCGATGACTCTGATGCAGTTTGCACGCGAATGTGCAAATCAGCTCAATGGTGCTGGCTATGATGACAGCGCTTTCTATTTCGAGCAGATCGTAGATCATCTGCGTACTGGTAAGGGTCTGACTGCAGATCCTCGTAAAGTTTCTTCTATTCTAGGATTGTAATATGGATATTGAACTACAGTACGAACGTATTAAGAATGCTCGATTGGCTATGATCCGAGCACAGAATCCCAAGTTCAAAGACCTATGGTTTAATGTAGTCGATAAGTTAATCCATGAGCTGGGACCAGGTCAACCTTGGCTTCGTACATACGATGGGAAATTGAAATGATGTTGATAGTTTTAGCGTTGATTGTTTTTACGATCTATGCTATAAAGACTAATAGGGTCACGGAAGAAGAGCGTGACGAGATGCTTAACAGTGAGGATATGTTCCCATGATTGTTCAGAATGCCGTAACGTGTCTTGCATGCGGAGACCACATCATCTCTAAACATCGCCATGATTTTGTGACTTGCACCTGTGGTGCCATCTCTGTTGATGGCGGCCAGGCATACCTTCGCCGTGTTGGTACTTCTCTAGAGGGAGGTACGTACGTAGATCATTCATGGGAAATTCCCGATGATGTATATGAGGCTTGCGCCGAGGCAGTTGAAGAAGCCATGGATACTAATCGCAACAAGTTTGGTATTGCTAACGCTGTAATGCGAACACTGCGCGAAGCAGATCGTATTGTCTCTGACCACGAACCACGTATCTTTGCCACGAACAACAGCCTCGATGAGATCATGGTCGAAGAAGCTGATGGCACTGTAAATCGTTATAAGAAGGTAGTAGACGATGCTTGAGACAGAAGCCTACGAAGGCGAGCTAAAGCAGCTTCGCCGTGTCTTTAACATTGTCAAGCATGAACTGATAGCCGAAAAGATGGGTAACATCTTCTTCATCTGCGGTGAGGGTGGAGAGAAGGATAAGAACAACCTTCCTGAACGAATCCATATCTGCCCTGCCTATGGCGTAGACTGGTTCCAGATCTACGAACGCACCGATAAAACTTTCGGACCCGAGGGGTAAAGTATATTAATGGGACCTTTCATATACAAGTTCAGCTTATGTATCATTGTTGCTCTATGCGCTGTTGAGTCGTTTGAATATGTAGTTTTCAATACTCTACCTAATAGCGATATTGCTTTAGTTGGAATGTTCATTTGCGCGTTGCTTTTAATCGAAAGACTGTATATACTCTTATTCATAGAGCAGATACAAAGGATGAGTGAAAAATGAAATGGGTCGATCTGACAGACGCGCTTTTCTGTAAAGCATTTGGACACTTCTTTGCAATTAAGAAACCTGCATTTAGAAATGATGTAGTTAGGTGGTCGTGTATAGATGCTGATAATGTAATTGTGGCCGAAGGTGGCACAGTCAGTATCGGGGCTGCAAAGAGCAGCTGTAAAGAAATCTATGCTCAGATCAAGGCAGCTGACAAGGGTATCTACGTCAAGAACAATGGTAAACTGACGAGAAAGCGTTATGCGACATCCAAGGCAGCGTGAGATATGGAAAGATTGGGCAGAGGGCTGCCTTGGTATTATAGGTCTGGCTGTTGTAGTAACTGTGATAGGAGTTTTGTTTGAATGTCTGAGCGCGTAGGTATCGTAGCAAGTTGTTTTGACCTGTTTCATGCAGGTCATATCCTTATGTTACAGGAAGCAAAAGAGAATTGCGATCGTCTGGTAGTGGCTCTACAGTCTGATCCTACCATTGACCGTCCACAGAAGAAC